TTAATAATGAAACTGTTCGAACTGGCCGCACCCAAGCCATCAAAGCAAGCCGCTAAGGTATTTGAGAGTTATTTTGGTGACTCTATTAATGTAGACGTAATGTCCGCAAAACAAGCCCGTATGATGTTGAATAAAGTACGTAAGCTCGTGAATGAGCATCGTCAAACATCAGCTTTTCATCATAGCGAAAAGAATCCAACTTACTTAAAGTTGATGATGATGGAAAGAGTATTAACTTCTAAAGTTAATGAAACTCCTACTGTAGCCGTTGGTTCAACCGCCGGCGCTGATCAAAATCAAAATAAATCAACTTCGGGTATGCCACCGGTCAATCCTACTGTAGCCGCTGGTGATGCTCTTAAGAAACAGCAACAGCAAGCTCAAGTTAATAACATTAGTGATCCTAAACTTAAAGCCGCTATGCAAAAAGCAACCAAGGGGCAATCATTAAATCCAGATGATCAACAATTAGTGGCACAAGCCGCTTTACAAACAGAAAGCAAACAATTGAGACATAGTTTATATAAAATTCTTCGTGAATCAGAAGTACAACAAGCACAAGTTGTGTTAGCCGCACAAGACATGGTAGATAATGTTCAAAAAATGAGCGAAGAAATTTCAAGTATGCAATTTAAAGATTTGCCAGCACTATGTGACCAAATCAAAAATCAAATTGGTGTTGACCAAGCAATGCAATTTAATACAGATGCTACATCTGCTCTTGCTGGATTGTTACAAAATTTACAAGGTGCTAAACAACAATTAGACCAAGCTCTTGGTGTTGTTACTGGTCAAGCTGCTCCTAGTATTCCCGGGCAAGATGAATTAGATGCTGACTTGGGTGCTGAGATGGGCGCCGATGTTGGAGCTGACTTAGGTGCCGAGATGGGTGCCGAAGAACTTCCACCAGAAGAACCAGAAGCTCCTGAAATGGGCGGCGCAGGCTTAGGTCGCGCTAAACGCTAAATGTTAATTTTTGAAGTAGAGAATCCAGAAACCGTTAACTCCGGTAAGCTCATGGCACTGACTCAATTCCTTGCTGGCCGTGCTGGCGATACTGATTCAAAAAAACAAATTTCTACACAAGCCTTTATTGATTTAGCACAAAGTCTTGGAGTTAATGTTACTGCTGATACATTGGGCGATTTAATTGCCAAAGACCCTCTCGATAATGTATTACTTCCATACGAACCAAATTCAGGTGTAGTTAAATTCAAAGGCAATGATGACCCAAGCAAACAGCCAATGGATACTGATCAAGCAGAAAAAGTAGTAAGTTCAAATGCCAAAGCCGCTATGAAGCGTGGATTATCTAAATAAATCAACACCATAAAGTAGTTGACAATTAATTCAAAACTAAGTATAATTAATACAGTAGTATAAACGGAGAATCAAAAAATAATGTCCTATTCAGATAAGGTAATTGATCACTATGAAAATCCAAGAAATGTTGGTAAGATGGATGCCACTGATAGCAATATCGGCACCGGCGTTGTCGGTGCTCCTGCTTGCGGTGATGTTATGCGTTTACAAATAAGGGTAGAAGATGGAATCATACGAGACGCGAAATTTAAGACTTACGGTTGCGGATCGGCTATTGCGTCGTCATCGCTCGTTACCGAGTGGGTCAAGGGTAAAACGCTGGAGCAGGCAGGATCAATTAAGAATGCTGAGATTGCAGAGGAACTCAGTCTCCCGCCGGTTAAGATTCATTGTTCGATCCTTGCGGAAGACGCTATTAAGGCGGCAATAGCAGACTATATGAGAAAATTAAAAGGAGAGTAATATGTTTGGTGCGAATTATATATCAAATGATGCGATTAACTATCGCTCAGTAGAACAAATTAACTCAGCAATGGGTCGAGTTTATGGACACATGGGATTGGCAATTATTACATCAATGGTTGTTAGTCTATTGGTTGCTAGTAGTCCTGGGTTAATGGCATTTTTCTTTACAGGTGCTTTAAAGTGGGTAATAATGTTTGCTCCATTAGTGGCTATGCTAGCAGTCAGTTTTGCCATGGAAAAGATGAGTAAATCTACTTTACAAATTTTCCTACACGGCTTTGCCGCATTAATGGGATTAAGTTTTTCCACTATCTTCATCGTTTACCAACTAGGTAGTATTGTGTCAGCATTTATGAGTGCGGCAATATTGTTTGGTGTGATGAGTTTTTATGGCTATTTTACAAAGAAAGATCTAAGTAGTTTTGGTAGTTTGCTTTTTGTAGGATTAATTGCCATAATTATTGCTTCAATTGTAAACATCTTTTTGCAAAATTCTGTTTTTCAAATGGTTATCAGTGCCATTGCGGTTTTAGTATTTCTAGGACTTACTGCCTATGATACTCAAAAAATTAGAGAAATGGTCAGTGTTGATAATGATGGCAAAGCAGAAGTTATGGGTGCCTTAAACCTATACTTAGATTTTATTAACTTGTTTATTAGCCTACTTCAATTATTTGGCAGCCGAAAAGAATGATTACCGTTACGGATACCGCCGCTAAAAAAATTAAAACTAATTTAGAAAAACGAGGTAAAGGCATTGCTATCCGTATAGGTATTAAAACTACAGGATGTTCGGGGCTTGCTTACATAATGGAATATGTGGACGAGCTTACTATTGATGATATATTACTTTCGGATAATGGCGCTGTAATTGTAGTAGATCCAAAATCGTTGCCAATGGTAGCTGGTATCACTGTTGATTATGTCCGTCAAGGGCTTAACGAAGGATTTGAATTTATCAACCCATTAGAAAAAGACCGTTGCGGATGTGGCGAATCCTTTAGAATTTAAAATTAATTTGGCAATATTTAATTTGATTTTATTATAAAAATTTGTTAAACTTACTTAATGATTAATTGGCCTATTGAAATAGGGGAAAATAAATATAAAAAATGGTATGAATTATTAATACTCAAAGCCCAGACTCGCGGCAATATCGATGGATATAAAGAACGCCATCACATAGTACCTAATTGCTTTGTGAAAAATGATAATGATGATAACTTAATTTACTTAACCGCTCGCGAACATTATATAGCACATTTACTTCTTTGGAAAATTCCAATGAGTAAAAAACATCATAATCAAATGACTATGGCATTAAATGTTATGGTAAACGGATCTGGGCATAAAAAACAAGATAGATCATATTTTGTAAATTCTAGACTATATGAAGTTCATCGAAAAGAATATTCGGCATATCTTTCTTTGGCTATGAAAGGGGAAGGTAATTCTTTTTATGGCAAAAAACACACCCCTGAAACGATAGAAAAAATAAAAGCGGCTAATGCTAGGACTAAAGATATACGGTCGGCTAAATTTATGGGCGCCAATAATCCTATGTATGGTAAACACCATAGTGAAGAAATTAGAGCAAGAATAAGTACTAGTACTGCTGCTTCGTGGTCTGATGAAGATAAAAAAGCTAAATCAGAATGGGCAAAACAAAAATGGGCCGATCCAGAATACAAAAATAAAATTCTTGAAGCTAGGAAAAATAGTCCAGGCTGGCAAAATAGAGACTGGAGTACTGCCAATAAAAAAGCAGCTGCTACCCGTAAGGCACGCGGGTATAAACCTAGCGAAGAAACAAAAAAGAAATTATCTGAAACTAGAAAAGCCAAATTTGCTAGTGGTGAATTAGTACCCTGGAATAAAAAGACAAAAATCACAACTTAAAAAATAATAAAAAATTATGTATAATCCAAAATTTGCGTATCACGAATTATCCCGCACAAGCGAAGAAGGTCGACGCTTATATCTTACTCCCGATGGTAAAAAGGTTCCTAGTGTAACTACAATTCTTAGTGCTACTGAACCAAAAGAAAAAAAAGAAGCACTACAAAATTGGCGCAAACGAGTTGGAGTAGATAAAGCTCAAGCAATTACTACAGAAGCAGCTAATCGTGGCACTAGAATGCACACCTACTTAGAACGCTATATTAAAGAAGGAACCATGCCCGACCGCGGGTCAAATCCGTTTGGGTGGGCAAGTCATGCTATGGCGCAAACTGTTATTGATAATGGTTTAAAAAATGTAAACGAACTTTGGGGTGTAGAAATCCCGTTATTTTTCCCTAGTTTATATGCTGGTACAACTGACGGTTGCGGAATTCACATGGGTAACGAAAGTATTATCGATTATAAACAAACAAATAAACCTAAAAAACAAGAATGGATTAAGGATTATTATCTACAACTGGTAGCTTATGCCTTAGCACACAACGAAGTTTATAAAACTAACATTCGTAAGGGTGTTGTACTAATGTGTGTAAAACCTGAAACCGATGAGTTGGGGAATTTACTTACAGAACCCCAATACCAGGAATTTACGCTAGAACCTAGCGATTTTGATTACTGGGAACAAGAGTGGTGGAAACGTTTGGAGCTCTACTACACGATTAGCTAAATACTGTATAACAAGGAATACAGTAAATGGCAATAGTGCAAATCTCCCAGATTACTAACCGCTTAGGTTTAAACATAGATTTACCCCAATTAGCGGGTGCTGAATTAGGGTGGTCCACTGACACGCGACAACTTTATATTGGTAACGGTACTTTAGAACAAGGTGCTCCGGTCATTGGCAATACTGAAATTTTAACAGAATTTTCAGATATTATAAATTTAGCGGCTGCCTATACTTACAAAGGAACCGCAGCAGGTTATATAGTACAAACTGGGCCAACTTCTGGTAGCCCAATTACACTAAGTCTACAGACTTGGCTAGATCAATTCGCCACTGTAAAAGATTTTGGCGCTAAAGGAGATGGATTAACAGACGATACCGCAGCCATTAATCGTGCATTAGATCAATTATATTGTCAACAAAATAATGTACAGATACGCAGAGCTTTATTTTTTCCGGCTGGAAAATATATTATAAGTAGCCCAATTAATATTCCGCCTTTTGCGACTTTATATGGAGAAGGTCCACAAAACTCAATCATTCAGATGAAGCTTTCGGGCGGGACAGGAACCTGTGTAGCTCAAACTGCCGACAATAGACAACAAACCGGCATTAATATTGGTAACGGTGGAGCAACTACTCCTACAGATATCAATATTATAAACATGGCATTCCAAACATTAGATGCAACTAAAAATATATTTTTAGTTAACTCTGCTACTAATTGTATATTCCGCGCTGTAAGTTTTATAGGTGCTAGTACAACAAGTACCTTAATCGATGATTTAGCAGATACAGCTGGGGCAGTATTAGTAAGTGATGTTGTTACTACACGCGATATCGTATTTGATAGTTGTAGATTTACTGGAGCAACTTATGGTGTCAACGCCAATGAAGCAACCAAAGGTGTAACTATTAATAATTCTTATTTTAATGTTTTATTCCGTGGTGTGTCTCTAAGCACAAGCGGGCCCACTGGAATCCGTGTAACAAACAATGTATTTGATAATATCTATAGTTGCGGT